CGGGCGCACGACCCGGTGCTCGGCCGCACCGGGGCCTCGATCGCCGCCAGGGTGGCGAGGTAGGCGAGGCGCTCGGCGTTGACCACGCCGAGCACACTCTTGCCGTTCTTGGTCTTGATCATGCCGCCACCTCCGCGTGGTCGAGGAAGTGCAGCTGCTCGCCGATGCCGAGCGCCTGCATCGGCACCTCGACGGTGATGCCTGACATCTCCAGCCGCGCGCCCAGCTCGCGCCGGTAGAGCTGCCCGGCCAGGAATACGACCCGGTGCACGTCGGGGTAGCGGGCGAGCAGCTCGCGGAACACGTCGATCGCCCACGCGCGCCGGGCTGTGGGCGTGCTGTGGGCCAGGGTGCGCTCGTAGGGTGCGATCACCCGGGCCGGGTCGACGAGCCCGTGCTCGGCGCTCAGGATCGCCCACGGGCACCCCGTGCGCGCCGCCAGGGCAGACGCCTTCTTGAACCAGGGGGAGGTGTAGAGCTGCGCGGCCGGCGCCGGGTGCGAAAGCTTGCCGGCGACGCAGGCGACGAGGACGAGAGTTGTCATGTCAGTGCTCCTTACGCCGCCAGCGCCGCTTCGATGCTGTGCGCCAGCTTCGTGTCCTCAGCGGGCATGGCCCACGAGTAGACGCGCAGCGTGAACGCCGGGTCGGAGTGACCGAGCCGCTTCGACACGGCGCGGATGTTTTCCCCGTTCCGCAGCAGCGTCGACGCGTGCGTGTGCCGCAGCGAGTGCAGGCTGAACTCGCCCAGGCCGGCGGCGAGCATCAGCGGGCGGATGCCGCCCGTGAGCACGCACGGGTTGAGGTTGTCGCCCATCTGGTTGCGGAACACGCGCTGCTGCGAGATGTCGGTGCCGAGCTGATCGCATTCAGCCTGGTGTTCGGCCTTGCGGACGCGCAGCTCGGCCGCCAGCCTGGCGCCGATGACGATCTTGCGCTTGGATGCCTTCGTCTTCGGCTCCTTCACCCAGATGCGACTGAAGTCGTCGGCGATCGCCTCGGTGATGCGCACCTCGCCGCCGTCGTCCGTCAGGGTGACGTTCTGCCAGCGCAACGCGCAAATCTCGCCGCGCCTCGCACCCGTGAACAGGGCGAAGCGCACCACCCCGCCCAGGGGATGCCCCTGCGCGGCCTTCAGGAGGCGCTGCGTCTGGTCATCGTCCAGCGCCCGCACATCGCCCACGCTGTCGTGCGAGGGCAGCCGGCGGCGGATGTCGCGCAGCTGCTTGGGGTCGACTAGGCCGGCGTCGGCCGCGTCCTCGAGGACCGCCTTGAGCTTCTGCCAGACGTGCACGATCGTCCGCGAGCCCATCGCCTTGCCGGTGCGGCCCGAACGGGCGTGACCGTTGGCGCCAGCGCCGGCCCCGGCCGCGTCTGGCTGCACCAGCGTGGCGAACGCCTCGAGGATGGCCTCGCGCGTCAGCCCAGCCAGGTTCAGGTGACCGAACGCCGGGATGACGTAGAGGCGGAACAGAGCCTGGTAGCCCCTCTTCGTCTGCCCCTGCGGGTTCATGGTCGAGAGCCGGCGCTCGAGCCAGGTCTCCGCATACTGCCCGACGGTGAGCGTCTGCACGGCTGCCTCGGGGGTGGTGACCACGGTCGACGCCGGGCGCCTCGTGGTCCCGAGCTGGATCAGCAGCCCCAGCCGGTGCAGCTCGGCCTCGTTCTCGGTGCCGTGGAAGGTGGTGTTCTTCTGGTCGCGGCTGATGCGCAGCCCGTCGGCGTCGTAGGTGGCGACGTCGACCCGGATGCGCCAGGCGCTGCCGCCCCGGCTCAGTTTCGTGACGGTGGTCTTCTGGGTGGTGTTCATGTCACGCCACCTCCCGCTCGGTGATGCGGTCGGCGCGCCAGCGGTGCCCCTCGACGTCGTTGCGGATGCTGGCCAGCTGGATCAGCCGCTGGGTGTCGTGGGCATCGGTGCGGCTGAAGATGGCGATGTGCGTGGCGAGATTGACGATCTGCTTGTCGATCGCCGCGACGTGCTTGCGCGCCGCCTGGGTGTAGGCCTTGGGATCACTGTGCAGGCCGAGCCGGTAGACGTCATCCACGAAGGAGGCGACGGCGGCGAGGTTGACGATGGTGCCGTTCAGAACGGCGAGGGTGTCTTTGAACGAGAGGTTCATCGGATGGCACTCCGGTTGCCGGCGGGTCCATCCCGCCGGGGCCCTCCTTGTGCCATCATTGTCCGTGGGGTGCAAGTAGTTCCGTTTTGCGCAAGGTGTGCGTTCTACTCCTCCCTGAGGCGCAGCCGCCGCACCCCCATGCGCTCGCGCAGCTCGTCCTGCTCGGCCGCCGGCACGAACTGCTCGATCCAGGCGCAGCTGGCGCACTGATCGCTCGTGCCCGGGTCGCCGAACGAGACCACGTCGCGCCCGCAGTCGGTGCAGATGAACTCTCTCCCGTGGTCCGGCGGGCGCCTGTCCGACGGCAGCGGGTTTCCGGCGTGCGCGTGTGGTGTGGTTCCTTCACTGCCGCGTCCCTTCCGTGGAGGTGAACGTCACTAACCGCACGCCGACCGCCGGGTGTTTGGTAGCTTGTGATGCCACCATCATCGCACAGGCCTTGGCCTCGAGCTTCTTGGCGAGCTCGCGCCGCGAGCTCATCAACGGGGTCATGCCCAGGCTGGCAAAGCCGCCTGCGACGATGCCCTCGGTGCCGTCGGCATAGGTGGCGATCCAGACATGCAGCTCGCGGATTAGCTGGCCCGGCGTCGGCTCGCTGGCGATAATCTTGGTGGGGGGCATCAGGTCTTTTCCTTGGCAACGATCGCGGCCCGCACGAGGGCGACGGCTTTGTCGTGTCCGATCAGGGCGTAGTCGCGGGTGCTGTAGCGGCACTGCTTTTGATCATGCTCGCCGCCGAAAACCATCGTCTCAAACAGCACTGCCGGGCCATGATTGCTCCAGTTGTGATCGATCCCCAGGAACACGGTCGAGATCGTGATGTTGCCGACCGTGGTCAACGCGATCCGCGTGTCATGCTCCGCGCGCCACATAGCCCAGGCCTCCACATCCGGCACCGGCTGCGGGTGCCCCTCGGCGTCGAGGATGTAGAACTTCACCCGGGTTGTTCCTCTTCGCCGCCCGGCACCAGGCCGGCGTCCAGCAGCATGCGGAACACGGCGGCCATGCGGTTGTGCGGCCCCCTGACGGCCAGCCTGACGGTCGCCTGGCCCTCGCTGTCGACGCCATAGGTGAGGACGTCTTTCCCCGTCGGCAGCACGCTCGGGTTCGCGCGCGGCATCGCGGCCGGGGGCTGCACCTCGATGAGCTGCTGCTCGAGCCGTTCCACGAACGGCGGGCCGTCGCCTTTGGCCGCGCGCGCGTCCTGCGCCAGGAAATGCCTGTTTAGTCCGCCCTTCGGCAGCAGCACTTTCTCATCCACGCCCATCAGCTTGGCCAGCTTTTCGCGGTTCTCGCCAAGGGGCGCGCTGCGCGCGCCGAGCCATGGATAAATGCCGGTCCACAGTTTGTCGCGCCCCAGGCGCACTGCCAATTGCTGGACGGTGATCTTCTCGCGCTCGATGTAGCTGCGGACCAGCGCGGCGATATGCTCGAGGTGCGGCTTGCGGTCGGGGTTCGACATCACGCCGCCCTCAATTTCACGACATCAGCGCTCTTCGGTTTCACCTTGGTCTTGAGATCGAGCTCGTTCGCCTTCGACATGCGCCGCGCGTCTTGGCCGGGCGCCACGTCGAGGTGGTTGAGGATCGTGTAGTAAGCATCGCGCAGTGCCACCGATTTGGTTTTGAAACCGCAGCGCACGCGCCGCTCGCCGCCGCGCTCGATCCAGGCGTAACCGGTGAGCATCCTCAAGACGCCAGGCTCGCGCGTCGCGTTCCATCGCTGCACGAAGTTGACGTCGGCATAATAAATCCTGACCACCTCTTCGATCTCTTCGATGAGGTCATTGGTGAAGTAGGACATTGCCCTTTTCTCCTCTACGGTTTCACTGAGTAGAACGCCCGGTGCGGGAGCTCGAGCTCCTGCCCGTCTCGCAGCATCACCATGGTGTCTGCGATCCAGATCACTTGCCCGCCATGGCGTTCGTGCAGGTGGCGGCGATGTCCTCGACGCAGGTGTGGGATCGGTGACGCGTGATGCCCTCCTTGGGGCTCGCGTTTCATCCTGCGCGTGGTGATCGCCGTGACGTAGTCTTGTGTGTGAACTTTCCAATAAGGCGGGATCGGCAGCTTGCGCGTCTTCAACCTGGCGCGCTGTAGCTTCTGGTCCGCCTCGATGCGTTCGGTCTCGATGCCGCGCGTGCTGAGCATCAAGAGGGCCGTGGCGATCGGGTCGACGGTGCCGGTGGCTGACGCTTGCAGTTCTCCGGTGTCTGCCTCTTCTTGTGTGACCGGCGGATAATACAGCCGCGCGTCCCACGAACCCGGCTTCGAGAAACGCCGCAAGCCGACGCTCACGCTCGCATAAAGAAACTTCTTGCCTCTCGACTGCATGCACGCAAATTCGGTGATCAGCGTTTCCCGCTTGACGACCTCCCACACGACATAAAGCGACGCACCTTCCTCCCACTGGTGGAACACGACATAAGGCTCGCTGAACGGATGCTCGATGTGCCCCTGGTTCCACAGCGGGCCGCCGCGCGTGGCTTGAATTTTGATGACGGCATTGGGCAGCCATCCGAAGTCAAACATGCGCCCGGCTATTACCGCTTCGGTCGCGGCCGCCTTGGCCCCGGTGATCATGATCTTCGCGTGCGCGACGCGCCCGTCGTCCTTTTTGAGTTCGGGCATGATGATGACGATGTCTTCGCGGAGAATACATTCGCGCGCCTGGATGGCTGTCGCCGTCCAGGTCTCGAATGTATCGAGCATGTGCGCACCCTGCTCGGGAGACATGGTGATGGGGTGCAGCACCTCGCCGGTCACCCAGTCACTGTGCCGGGTGTTCCGCCGTGCGGCGGCGGGCTAGTGTCTAGTCTTTTAAGTGGGGGGGGGGACGCGGGCGGCTTCCGTTCGGCCGCCGCCTCTTCCAGACTAGAGACAATCTTGGCGATTGCGTGCGCCGACAATTCAAGATGCAACAGCAGGTGCCACTTGCCGTTGCGTGCCGGGGTCATGTGCACGGTCGGGATCGGCGGCGCGTTCTGCGCCGTGACCGGGCGCTGCTCCTCCTCGCCGACGATATCAGGCGGGTGTCCGAGCAGGGTCATCATCTCGCAGCAATTCATCTTCACGAGATTGGCGAATTGCATGGCGCGAGCAACTGACATGTCACCCTGGAACCCGTCAAGCCAGCGCGACACCGAGCTTTCGGAGGTGCTCCACACGCGCGCCAGGTCTCGTTGTGTCAGTTTGGCGCGCGCCAGTGCATCGCGTGCCCAGGCCATTTTGTTGCGGGTCGCCTGTGTTTCTACGATTGCAGCCGAAGGCATAAACGGTGGCTCCTTGCCTATCCCCGGCGCAGGCTTGCGGCCGGCGCGCATATCTTGCGCCTGTCGCACGCGTTGACACAAGACAAACCTAAACGAACATCCAAAGGCATCTTCTGCAAGGTCGCCTTGCGCAAAACGGAACTAGACGCGGAACCCCACTGTTGTCGGCGGAAATATGTTGCCCCGTTTGCGCAAGCGGGCGCAGTGTCGGCAAGTTATGCCACCGGACGCAGCACAAACCGACCGGAAAACCACCCTCCCGAGGGCGACCTATACTGTCGCGGAAGCGGCTGCGGTCCTCGGCATTCCGCGCCGGACCTTGTATGTCTACATTGCGCAAGGTGTCGTGCCGGCCGTGCACATTGGTCGGCGCAAGCTGCTCATCCTCCAGGGCACGATCGAACAGCTGCTGGCCGCCGGGGCGTTCCCGGGGCCGCCTGCGGCTGCGCTCACGGAGTTCTGAGCGGTGCCGGCCCTATGGCAGCACCAGCGCCGGGTATTGACCGACCTGGCGCTCGGGCACTGGCTGCTGCTCTGGGACGCGGGCGTCGGCAAGACGCTTGCGGCCGCCGAGGCCGGGGCCCTGGTCGGCGGCCGGCAGCTGTGGATCACGCTCGCCATCCTGATCCCGCAGACCGTGCAGGTGATCGAGGAGCAGCGTGGACTGACCGCGCGCGTGCAGGTGATCCGCACCGGGCGGACCACCGTCGACGCCCTCGCCGACGTCGTGCTCGTCAGCTACGACCTGATGCGCACCATCCCGATCTGGCGGCAGCTGTTCCGCCTGACCTGGGCGAGCTGCGTGTGCGACGAGGGGCACGCGCTCGCGCACTCCTCGGCGGTTCGCACCCGGGCGTTCTACGGCGCCCGCGTCGGCAGCAAAGGGGCCCTGTTCCGCCGCTGCGAACGGGTGTGGATACTCACCGGGTCGATCGTCGCCAACAGCCCCGACGAGCTCTGGCCCCACCTCTCGCGCCTGTTCCCGCACACGCTGCCGGGGATCGACACGCTGCAGCAATTCCTAGGGGAATTTTGCACCACCGTGGCGCGACCCTACGGGTTGCAGGTGACCGGCGGGAAAAACCTGCCGCGCCTGCACGGCATCCTCTCCCAGTGCAGCTCGCGTGTCGGCCTGCGCGACGTGCACGACCTGCCGCCGCTGATCGTCGACACCGTGCCGCTTGAGATCAGCGACAAGCATCGCCGGGAGATGGATGCCACCCTCACGCTCGAGCAGCGGCGCGAGATCGACATCGTCCTGACCCAGATCGACGGCGGGTCCGCCGCCGCCTGGCAGCGCCTGCAGGCAATGCTCTTGCCCCTGGCGAGCATGCGCCGCGTCACTGCGCTTGCGAAGGCCGAGGGCACGGCCGACCTGGCCGACGCCGAGCTGACCGGCGGCGCCGATCGGATCGTCGTTTTCGGCCTGCACCTCGACGCCCTGCGGCACGTCGCCGGCAGGCTCGCCGGCTGGGGCTGCGGCCTGCTCATCGGCGAGACGTCCCCCGCCGCGCGCCAGGTTGTGCTCGACCGTTTCCGCGCCGGCAAGTTTCGCGTACTGGTTGCGCAATCGCACGTAGCGGGGCACGGTCTCAACTTGCAGGTGTGCCGGCGGGTGCTTTTGCTCGAGACCAGCTGGACACCCGCTGACGTGGAGCAGGCGATCGCGCGCTGCATGCGCGCCGGGCAAGAGCGTCCGGTGCACGCTTCGATATTGGCTGTGGCTCGATCGATCGACGCGCGCGTGGCCGTGATCTTGCGTCGGAAACAATATCTCGTTGACGAAATAATGAAGGGAGCCGCGTGAACGCGGAACGATTGACATGCCCCGAACGACGGTTGATCTGCATTTGCGATTTGACGCCGACATCTCCGACGATTTGCTGGCCGCCCTGCTGATCCGCGAGCAGGCGCGGGCGCATCCAGTCGTGCAGCGCGCCATCGAAGAGGAAGATTTTCAGCGCGGCCTGCCAGACCCCGCCGACCCGGCGCGGATCGCCGCCCCGGCGGCGGCCGAGCCTGCGCCCGAGCCGGCGAAACCTGCCGCGAAGAAGCGCACTACCACCGGCAAGCCGCCGGCCGGGAACGGCGCGGGCGACGGCACGGCACCGCGCCAGCAGCCGACGGAGCCAGAGTTGCGCGCGGTGCTGGCGGATATGGCTGGCGCGCACCCGCAGAAGGTCGCCGCCGTCGTGTCGCTACTGCGCACCGTCGGCGGGAGCGCTCGCCTGCTGGATTGCCCGCAGGACAAGTGGCTTGCCATCGAGGACGCGGCGCGTGCCGTCCTCGCCGAGCTCCGCCCGGCGAGCTGACCGATGCCCGCCGGCCACAGTCCCCTCGGCATGTCGGTCCTCGAGCGGCGGTTCTGCTGCCCGGCGTCGATGCGCCTCGAGCACGGGCGCGCCGGCCGGGAGACCGAATACAGCCTGCGCGGGACCGAGCTGCACGCCGCCGCCGCTGCGGCCCTGGAAGGCGGTCTGGAGGCGTCCGAGCAGCTGCCCGACGACCTGGACGGGCAAGACATTTTGGCCCCCTGGCTGGCCACGGTGCGCCACTACCATGCCCTCCTCGGGGGCGAGCTGCTGGTCGAGCACCAGTTCAGCCTGGCGGCCCTTCACGAGCTCTACTGGGGCACGGCCGACGCGGTGGTCCTGGCGCCCCCCTGCCTGTGGGTGGGCGATCTCAAATCCGGCGGCGGGCATCCCGTGCCGGTGCGCCGCCCCGACGGGCGCCCGAATTTTCAGTTGGCCGGGTATGCGCTTGGCGTCCTGCAATCCTTGCCCGCCGGCACCGTGATCGATCAGATCACCCTCTGCGTGCAGCAGCCCCGGCGGGGCTCGGTGCAGATCACCGAGCTGACCTTCGCCGAGGTGATGGATTTGGCCGGCGATTTGGTCGAGATCGCCGAGCGCGCACACGCGCCCGACGCGGTAGCGATCCCCGGCGAGCACTGCACCTTCTGCCGGGGCGCGCCGGTTTGCCCGGCGCTGCGCGAGCGCGCCCTGGCCGCAGCTGCGACCGAGTTTAATGTTGAAATCGACGACGATCGCCCGCGCATTGATCGCTTTCCGAAACCAGCCGATCTATCGCTAGAGCAGGTCGCCACCATCCTGGAGGCGGCCCGGTTGGTTCATGTCTGGGTTGGTGCCGTCGAGGCCTACGCCAAAGGCCTGGCCGAGCACGGCACCGACATCCCCGGCTGGAAACTGATCGCCAAGCGCTCCACCCGCAAATGGGTCGACGAAGACGATGCGTCAGATGCACTAACATTCCTTTTGGAGGAAAATCGGTTTGCGCCGCAGGAGCTGCTGAGCCCGGCGCAAGCCGAGAAGGCGCTGAAACGCGCCAAGCTTCCCCGCCCGAAACACTGGGACGAGCTCATCGTTTGGACCGACCCAGGCACCACGCTGGTCCCGATCGACGACCCGCGTCCCGCCGTCAGGGCATCGGCGGTCGCGGCACTTGAATTTGCCAATGAAACCGAGGAGCACTGAAGCAATGGCAAGCACGCCAAAATATGACGGCCCGGTGTTGCGCGTCGGCCCGGGGCGGATATCGTTCCCCAACATTTTCACGCCGAAGGAAACGCCGCGCGGGGACCGTTTCGACCTGACCCTGCTGCTGCCGCCCGAATATGATTACAAGGCGATCGTCGACGCCTGCATCGGCCTCGAGGAGGCGGCGTGGGGCAAGGACCGGAAAAAATGGCCGCAGCGTGCGCGCACGCACGAGCAGGTCGTGCGCGACTGCGCCGAGAAGGGACACCTGGCCGGCTACGAGAGCGGGTGGCACTTCGTGCACGCGACCAGCAGCGAGATGCCGAAGATTGTTTCCTTCGATCCGAGCGTGTTCATCACCGACGCGGCCGAGCTCTACGCCGGGCGCTGGGCGAAGATGTCCTGCCGCCCCTTCATCTACGAGATGAAGGAGGGCGTCGGCGTTAGCCTGGGGCTCAACAACATTCAGTTGTTGAAACGCGATGAGACGTTCGGCCGGTCGAGCCCGACCAAAGACTTCGACGTCGAAGCCGAAGAGATGGCAGAAGATTTCTAACCAATGCCGCAGTCCCTCTACTGGGATTGCGAGACCCGGTCGACCGTCGATCTCAGAAAGACCGGCGTCTACACCTACGCCGCCCACCCATCCACATCGGTCACGGTGGCTCGCCTGGCTCTCGACGGCGAGCCGCCGTGCGAATGGCGGCCGGGATGGGCGCTCGGTTATAAATATCTCGACGCCCTCGCTGACCCCGGCGTGCGCGTGGTCGCGCACAATGCTGCCTTCGAACGGATCATCCTCGAGCTGATCCTGCACCCGCGCTTCGGCTGGCCGGTCGTGCCGATCGAGCGGTGGGTTTGCACCATGGCCCGCGCGCGGGCTCAGGCGCTGCCTGGCGCCCTCGACAAGGCGGCCCATGCCGTCGGCCTGGGCGTGCACAAAGACATGTCAGGGCACGCCCTGATGCTGCGCATGTGCCGCCCGCGTGCGACGGATTTAGCGACCGGGGCCGTCACCTGGTGGGAGGACGAGGACCGGATGTCCCGCCTCTCCGATTATTGCTCGTTCGACGTCAAGGTAGAGCGCGCCCTCGACAAATCCCTGCGCTACCTGTCCGACGAGGAACACACCGTCTGGGTGGAGACCGAGATCATCAACGACCGGGGTGCGCGGTTCGATCTCGATTTCGTCCGCGCCGCGCGCGAGGTCGGTGAAACCACGCGTGAGCGCCTGGACGTTGACATTAAGCGGCTCACTAACGGCGCCGTGGTCAAAGCCAGCAACGTGTCGCAGCTGAAGCGCTGGCTGTTCGACCGTGGCGTGGATTTGCGCCCGCCCGTGTTCGACGAGCCGGCGCCCGAGCCGGTGCTCGAGGACGCTGAGCTCGACGAGGACGTGCTGCTCGCCGAGGGCAAGCCGGATGCGCGCGACGAGCTGCCCGACCTGCGCCGCCGCGACGTGCTGCGCCTGCTGGCGAACGAGGATGTGGACGCCGGCAGCAAGGCAGCACTCCGGGTGCGCCTCGAGGCCGGCAAGATCAGCACCCGCAAGCTGGATGCGATCGTCAACCGCAGCGACGCCGAGGGCATCGTGCGCGGCCTGTTCGGTTATCACGGCGCCAACACCGGCAGGTATATCAGCCACGGTCTGCAGGTGCAGAACCTGCCGCGCGAGGTGGTGCCGGATTGGGACGAGTGCCGCCTGCTGCTCGACGGCGGGCCCGATCTCGTCGACGCCCTCTGGGGCGCGCCGCTGGACATGATCAGCCGCATGCTGCGCGGCGCCATCATCCCGCGCGAGGGCTACGAGATCGCCGGGTCGGATTTCTCATCCGTCGAGGCGGTCGGCGTCGCCTGGCTGGCGGGCGAAGCCGGCCTGCTCGAGGCGTTCAGGCGCAAAGAGAAAATCTACGAGCAGATGGCTGCGTCCGTTTATGGCATCCCCGCCAACCGGATCGCGAAAGACAGCCGCGAGCGCCAGGTCGGCAAGACCCTCGTGTTAGGCGCGGGCTATCAGATGGGTTGGTTCAAATTCCGCGAGACGGTCTTGAACAACACCGGCATCTACCTGGCCGAGGCTGAGGCGCGGCGCGCCATCACCGTCTACCGCGAGACGTTCGACCGCATCCCGGCGCTGTGGAAGGCGATGAACCGGCGCGCGATCGAAGCCGTGCGCTACCCCGGCACCGTGCAATACGCCGGCCTCATCCGCTTCCTCTGCGAGGGCAAGTGGCTGCGCATGCGCCTGCCGTCGGGCCGGTGCCTTTGGTATTCGCAGCCGCTGATCGAGCCCGACAAATACGATGGCGAAATGCTGACCTACATGGGCGTCAACCCGAAGACGAAGCGGTGGGAACGCGGCCAGACCTACGGCGGGCGCCTGACCGAGAATGCGGTGCAGGGTCTGTGTCGTGATCTGCTGGTCAACGGCATGCTCGCCCTCGAGCGCGAAGGCTACCGTCCTATCGCCCTCGTGCACGACGAGGTGGTCTGCGAGCCGCCGTCATTCTGGGGGACGATCGGCGAGCAGCTCGAGATCATGTGCGACCGCCCGGCGTGGGCGGAGGGGTTCCCGCTGTCGGCAAACGGCAGCCGGGGCGTGCGTTATTCGAAATAGGAGAAGGGGCCATGTCACCAACTGAGACCCGGCGTCTAGCGCTGGCCACGATCGAGCTCTGCGACGCGGCGTCGATCCTGGGCTCGGCCGCCCTGGCCGCGAACGACGACCAGTGCCGGCGCGACCTGGCGCGCGCGAAGCTGCACGCCGAGGCGGCCGTGCAGCGCGTGGGTCGGTTGATCGACGGGGGGCCGGAGCCATGAGCGGGGGTGGAGAGCCGTTGTGGCTGAGTGAAACCGAGCGCGCCGACGGGCTCGTGCTGCAGCCAACGGACGCAGGCTACACGATCGTGCCGGGCACGGGTGTGAGCATTACCTTCTGCCCGTGCTGCGGCAAGACGATGCCGACCAAACGCGTCGCGCGGCTCGTCGCTGACCGCACCTACCCGATCGCGGCCGGGGGCGCCTCATGAGCGGCACCGAGGTGGTCCTGCTGGTGGTGATGCGCGTCGAGGACATGCACGTCCGCCACCCCGATCAGATTGAGACGGAGGTGTGCTCGGTCTGCGCCGCGCCGGTCGCTGTCTACCCCAGCGGCCAGAGCATCATGCGCGAGCAGGGGCGGCTGCGGGTCAAGCTGGTCTGCAACGCGTGCGTGGAGCCGTTCACGCTGCTGCGGACGAAGCTGGCGCCTGGCGCCAGGGAAGAGAAGGCGGAGAGCGTGCCGGTGAAAGGTAAGCAATGACCGTCTTTCCGAGGAGACCGCGCCCGATCAACCACAACCTCGTCGACATTGCCGGCGAGGTGCAGGGCGAGACCGAGAAGGCGTTCCGCTTCTTCGATGGTGCACGGATGGTCTGGCTGCCCAAGAGCCAGGTCGAGTGGAACCCGGATGATGGGACGATGACGATGCCCGACTGGCTCGCGATCGAGAAGGAGCTGGTATGACCGAGCGTCAGCACTGGCTCGAGGCCTACCGCGCCGAGTTTGAGCGCTTCGCCTGCGACCGCCCGGGCTGGGGTTACATCGATGCCGGCGCCTGGGCGAGCATGCTGTCGGACGATGCGCTGGGGGCCTACTACGCGCACCATGTGTCGCCCGAGGAGGCGGCGCAGACCGACGTGCTGATGTGCGAAGATAACCGGACGTTGGTCGCATGATTGACCTGGCCAACACCGCGCTCCGCGTTCAGCGTGACGGTCGCTGGCGATCGCTGTTCATCGCCGAGCTCGACCACATCACCCCGGCTGAAATTGATGGGTTGCGCTGGGCCGACGAGCTGCGCGACACGTTGGCGGCGGACCCGACCTGGCGGCTGGAAGGCGATCGCTGGGTCAGAAGCAAAGGCACTAACAGCGCAGCGCGATATTAACTTCGGCTCGGACCCCGGGGTCGCCGGGGGTTCAACGGGGTTCTAAATCCCCCGGAGAGCCGCAGTTTTTCTGGGGTTCGCTATTGTCTTGCAGAGTTTGAGGGGGAGTGCATCGTGGCCCAAATAGCGCGGAAACACTACCTTTCTGTGCGTTCCTGTCCCGTCCTGCGCACAGGTTTCGAGCCCTCGTGGGGTCCAAAATGTTGACAATGGTGGCGGGGGGTCTGGGGTCCAACCGCTGCTAACGAAGGAGGCTCTCGTGGACGTCACCACCACACAGAATGCCGCCATCGCCGCTGAGCTCAGGCGCGGGCGATCTATCACCCCGATCGAAGCGCTGGAACGGCACAACTGCTTCCGCCTGGCGGCGCGTATTTTCGATCTGCGCCAGGCAGGGTGGCACATCCACACCGGCTGGCAAAGCGATGGGCACAAACGGTGGGCGGAATACCGTCTGATCAAGGGGCCGACGCCGGGCTAGATCAGCCCCAGGAACCGCAGCACCACCAGCGCCAGAAGGATGATCACCAGCGTGCTGAAGCCACCGTAATACCCGACCGGGTAGGATTGATGCCAGCCGCCGCTGTAGCCGAACCCGCCGAACAGCAGCAGCACGATGATCAAGACGATGATGATGTTCATGGTGGCGATCTCCTACGGCGCAGCGTTGATGTCGCGCAGCGGGTTGGGTGGGTGCAGCAGCTCTTGCGCGCGGGCCCGCGACTGCGCTTGCGCCCGGGCCGCCAGGTGCGGCGCGGCGACCTGCTGGATTGTGTTGAGAGCCACGGTGCCCCAGCCCGGCGAGATGTAGTTCGCCACCGCGTGCATCGCCCCGGGACCGATGTGCCGCTTCAGCAGGTCCATGACGTTGGGCAGCGTGTCGCTGCCGGGGGCGCGGGCCAGCTCGGATGCGGTCGCCACGCGGCGGAGATCGTCGCGCACGCGCCACAGCCGGTCCATCTGCTCCTCGCTGATCGATTTGTAGGGGTTGAGGTCGGTCGAGGGCGTCTTCCGCATGTCAACCACGTTTTTCATGAAGCGCTGGAAGTCACTGAAGCGCAGCGGGGTCGTGGTCTGGCTCAGCATGCTCGAGGTCTTTTCCTGCAGGATGCGCATCGCCTCGATCCGCTGCGCGTGCTCCCGGTAAGTGGCGCGCATGGCGTTGTAGCCGGGCGCGTTCTTTTCGATCTCGGCCGCGAGTGTGTCGCCGACGGTGCGCAGCTGGTGCCCCTCAAAATGCAGCGCCGGGTCGTCCGCCGCCATGCGCTTGCTGGTGAGCCGGTCGATGCTCCGCTGCAGCCCCCACGCCTCCTGCGGGTGCATCTGCTTGGGCGTGCCGTCCGGGTTGACCAGCCGCTCGCGCAGGTCACCCAGCACCTTCTGCAGCTCCGGGTTCTGCCGGTTCTCGGGCAGGTTGCGGGTCTTGTCGATCTGCTCGAGGAGGGGCCCCATGTAGGCGTCGCCCTTGACGTTGTCCTCGCCGAACACGCGCGGCTTGTCCGCCTCGATGGCGGCGGTCTGCTTCACCTCCTCGTTATGGATGCTGACCTCGTCCCCAGTCGTGTCCTTGATGAAGCCACGCCGCAGCTGGTCGTTGCGCTGCGCCGTTGCCTTGATGTCCTGGCTCACGCCGGGGTCTTCCAGGCCAGCCGATTTCAATTCGCGCGCCAGCTCGGCGGTGAGCTCCTGCTCGGCGGCGCTGACGGTGACACCAGGAACATATGCGTTGCGATCGGGGATGCCGATCTCCTGGTTCTCCATCAACTTGCGGCCCTCGCCGCTGGCGCGATACGCCGCCGTCTCCTCGGGCGTGAACGTCGCCAGCTGCGGTGGGGTGACCATCGCCCCGGCTGGCGTCGGCCCCTCCGGTGGCGTGGCTGCCGGCGTCGTCCCTTCCGGCGGCGGCGGCTCGTCGGCGCCGCGCGCGAACCGATCCAGCGCCCCCGCCGTCGCCTTCACCGGGCGGGCCAGGGCGTTGCCGGCGGCGCGGGTGCTGGGGCCCGCGAACCGCGCCGCCCCCGCACCAGCCACGCCGCCGGCCAAGCCGCTGAGCACGCCCGCCGGCAGCTCCGCCAACGCCTTGAGCAGCTCGGGCGTGTCCTCGGGGAGCATGCGCGGCAGCTCGTTCGCGCCAACCGATCCAGCCGCCCCGCCAGCGACCCTGGCGGGCAGGCCCAGCAGGTTGCCGGGGGCCAGCGCCCCCATTGTCGCCCCCGTGGCCGCCTCCCGCGCCACGCGCTCGCCAGGGGTCGCTGCGGTGATGTCCTCGGGCTGCGCGCCGACGGCAGTGCCGAGCATGTGCACCAGGTTGCTGCCGTAACCCTGGCCAGGCTGGCTGCCGAAGGCGCCCGGCGCGGTGTCGGCGCCGAGCAGGTAGTTCTTGGTTTTCTCATCGAACGGTTTGTCGGCGCCGAGCGCGCGGCCGACGCTGGTGCCCGCCAGCGCATCGTGCGCGGCGATCAGCAGGTTCGGCACCTTCAGCATCTGCAGGAACGAGCTCGCCGGGTCGGTCGCCAGGTTGATGCCCCCGGCCACGCCCTCGAGGGCGCCCGCGCCGACGTTGGCCACGTAGCCGCTCTTGCCCGGCGGCGCCTGCGGTGGTGCCGGCCGGGGCAGCGCGTCCATGCGTTTGCTGAGGTCGTCGGCGCTGGGCGCGGTGTCGTTCGCGGCCGGGGCGGGCGCCGCCGCGCCGCTCAGCGCATCGATGCGTTTGCTGAGCTCGTCGACGGTGGGCGCTGCTGCTTGTGCCACTGGCTTCCCGCTCAATTCAAAATGCATGGGGTCGCGCGTGTCACCCGACCAGGTGCCGCCCCAGGTCAGCCCGTGCGCGGCCGCGAGCTCGCCGACATTCGCCGGCAGGTCGCTCGGGCTCTTCGCCCCGCGCGGGTTGCTGTTCCAGTTGACATCGATCGCACGCCCGAACGAATGCTGCGACGGAGTGTCGGTGCCGGCGATCTTGCGGTCGTTGTAGCCGCCGCTGCTCGCCTGGTCGATCTTGTAGCCCGATTTCTCGAGGTCCGAGAGGAAGCCGCCGAACGCGTCCGCCGCATCCTTGGCGACGGTGAACTTGACGCCCGACGGCGAAGTGATTTGCGTGAGGTCGGGCATGTTAGCGGGGCATTGTCGCCAGCGTCATGATGCCCGGCGCATGCTCAACCAGCGTCAACGTGTTGCCGAACCGGGTGCGCTCGGCTGCGGTCATCCCGGCCAGCATCTTGGTGCGCTGATCCTTGCCGAGCATGTCCGCCATGAACGCGCGCGGGTCGTGCGTTTCCTGCCACTTGGCGAGGAACGTCGTGTAATCGTTGGGGTGCCAGCCCTTCTGGCTTTCAAAGTCCTGCATGGCCAGCATCTTCATCCGTTCCATGGCGATCAGCGGCTTGACCACCTCGGTGTTGGCCAGCGTGTTCAGGTGCGACGACGGGTTGCCGGTGATCGCCGAGGCGAGCGCCTGGTCGGACCGGGCCGACATCCCCTGCGCGTTCACATACTGCTGCATGTATTTGGCCAGCTCGTCGTAGTCTTTGACGTTGGCCAGCTTGCTCATGTCGAAACCAAGATTTGAGCCGGCCGTCATCAGGAAGCTCTTCGCCCGGTTGAGCGCGTCGGCGCCCTGCCCGGTGGTGACGTCCCCCGAGGAGAGGATCGACTGCACCTGCGCCAGCGGGAACAACCGCGCCTGGTAGTTGGTCGTCGCCTCCTTGTCCCGCGCGTAGAGGTCCGAGCTCGCCTTCCAGCGGGCCACGTCATCGGGGCGCGGGCCGGTTGGCACGGTCGTGGATGTGACCGGTGCCGGGGCTGTGGTGCCGCCTGGCGCGGGTGCAACCGGCGGCTTGGCGCCAGGCGCGGATGCGGCGGCCGGGGCGCCTGGCGCAGCCGCAGGGGCCCCTGCGGGAGGCTGCGCCGGCACGGCGGCCGGCACGGGCGGGACCATGCCCCAGTTGCCGGGCGGCGCCAGCTTCATCCGCTGCATCAGCTGGCCCCGGGTGACCGCTTCCGGCTGGTTGGTGTCGGGGTTCACGTAGCCCTGCACTGGCTCGTTCCACTGCTCGGCCGTCATCCCGAACGGATACGCCACCCCCGCAGGCGGCCGCAGCCCGCCGCCTTGATCCGGGGGCGCCTGCGTGGTGCCGACCACCGCGCCGCCCTGGTTGACGGTCGTGGGCGTGCCGACGCGCGCGTGGAACTGATCGACAGCGCCTGCCGCCGCCAGGTTGAGCTGCCTGACGTAGGCGGGGATTTCGGCGTCGTTCTGCGGGATCAGCGCCCGTTCCTGGGCAATGTTCGGTGCCCCGGCCGCCTCGAGCCGGTCGAATGTGGCGTTGAGGTCGGCCCGCGTCGCGTTCGCCGGCAGCCCGCCGACGGCACCGTGGATCATGCCGAGCAGCATGTGCGCGCGACTGATCTGGTCGTTCTGCATCGGCGACGCCATCGTGGCGGCGGACGCCATGCCCGGCGCCGACCGGCGATCGGCCGCGAAGTCCCGCTGCGCGCCCGGGTAATTGATGTTGCCGGTCTCTGGGTCGGTGTTCTTCTTCAGCGCCTCGCCCCAAGCCAAGTGCGAAGCCAGCTCGCGGATAGAATAGTCCGCCTTCGCCGCGTCCGTGCCGGCCTGGATGCCGGCCAGCGGGTTGACCACTGCCGGATGCGCGAGGGCGTCGATCACGCTGGCATTGTGCTGCGCACCGATCAGGGCGTTGATGCTGTCAGACATGATCTAACTCCCTAATCAAGGCTCCCGCCGCCGAGCACCTTGGTCCTGTCCGCGTAGTTCTTGTAGCCGAGGTAGCTCTGCACCCCGCCGGCCAGGGCATTGCCGACGCCGCTGTAGCCGGCGGCCGTGTCGACGCCCGCCTGGTTCAAATAGTTGCCCGCCGTGCCCGCGAGGGTCGCGCCGATCGAGCCGGTCTGCGCGCCCGCGTTCTCGCCGATGGTCGCCAGGCCGGATGCGCGGCTGTATTGGTTGGTGACGTTGTTCTGCTGCGCGGTGTTGAGCCCGAGCACGTCGGAGAAGCGCTGCTGCTGGATGTTGAACTGGTCTTTATAAGTTGAACTTGCCAGGCCGGTTGCGTAGCCGATCGCACCCTTCGTGGCGCCGCCGCTCAGGCCCAGGCTGCGTGCCGACGCGGTGCCCTGCGCCGCGCGGAGCCCCTGCGCGAGCGTGAACTGGTAGCCGGGCGTCTGCTCGAGCTCGGCCTGCGTCATCGTCCCCGGCAGCATCGCGTCGGCGCGGCTGACGTAGTCGGGCCCGCCGCCGGTTCGGTCCATGGCGAGCGCGTTCATCGTCGGCAGCACAGCCTGGCCGGCGGTGTTGTAGGGCGCGAGGTCGCCGCGCGTGGTGGTGTAGCGCTGATTGGCGAGGTTGGCCGCGTCCTTCGCCGCGCTCGCAGCCTTGGACGAGCCGATCATGCTGGTAATGCCGCCGATGAGGGCGGAACCGCCGATCGCCGCTGCGGTTGTGAAAGCCATTACTTGAGTTCCTTCAAGTATGCCTGCTCGATCAGCTGATAGCCGTGCTTGGGAAACAGCGGCTGCGCGTCGTAACAGGTGCAGAACATATGCGTGATGAACTTGACGCCGCGCGCCCGCAGGATCGGTTCCGCGACCTGCATCAGGTTGGCTGCGATCCCCAGCCCGCGCATGTCGTCGGCGACAACGAGGAAATCGCACGCCGCCACCGTCGTGCCGATGTGGTGCAGGTTGGGCACCACGAAATAGAGGACGAAGCCCAGCAGCCGGCCGCCCTGCTCGTCGTCGCGCGCCGTGACCAGCTCGACGCCGCCAGCGGCCGATAGCCGCCTGAACGCCAGCCAGTCGACGCGCATGGGCAGCAGCTGTTCGCGCACCGCCGGCCTGGGCATGTGGCCCATCACCACCGCTTCCAGCTCGGGGTAGCAGCTCTCCAGCTCGTCATGCTCGAAACGCATCACACGCCCGCCACCGGCAGCCACACGGCGCCGCCCTGGCACACGTAGAGCGTCGCGCCCACGCCGCCGCCGACGCGGCTGTGCAGCGAGCCCTGCACGGCCGCGAAGGTCGGCGCGACGGCGCTGGCCGTCCAGGTCGTGCCGAGGACGCCGACCCCCAGCACCGTGAACGTGGCCGAGGGGCCCAGCAGGGGCCCGCTGAGCGTGCCACCGGTCAGCGGCAGCAGGGTGGCGTCCGCCGCCACCCGGGCATTGTGCTCAGCCACTTCGGCCAGCCGGCGCGCCTCGATCTCGCGGGCGATCGCGTCCTCGAGCTCGGCGTCGGCGGCGGCGCGCGCGTTCGTCTCTGCGTCGATCGCGACTTGCAGCCCCACGGTCGACGCCCCCTGCGCGTCGCCCGTGCGCGCGTAGAGGTTCATGAAAAATGCGCGCCAGGCGCCCGTGGGCAGCCCGGTCGCCGGGTCGACCAGGGGCCCGCTCGGGAACGCGGAATGGAGGCCTGCGGCTGCCATCAATACCCCGTCGCCACCCAGTTGAAGACGGTATCGAACGCGGCGGGCGTGACCGGACCCAGCCCCTTCACGGTGATGGTCGCGCCCGTGCGCGACAGCGACGAGACGCTGAAGATGAGATTGCTGAAAAACGTGAGGAACGTGAGGTCGGCGGGCGTGACCGTCACCCCCTGGCATGCGGTCGGGAACGGGGTCGGGAACGTCAGGCTGATTGAGATGTTGTCGACGCCGATGCCGAAATGCGCGTTCTTGGTGCCACCGATCGCGGTGATGACCGGCGTGCCGGCGAGGGCACTGATCTGCGCCTGCAGCGACGCGTCGACCGCCTCAAGGTTGGTCACGCTCTCGGAGACAATGTCGGACGCTGCGGCGTCATACGCCCCCTGAGCGACAATGAAGGCGTCGAGGTTCGCCTGCACCGTCCCGGTCGCGGTGACGATCTCGGCGTGCCGGGCCGACGCCTCGGCGGCGATCGCCGCCGTGACGCCCAGGTAGTTCATGGCGTCGAGCGTGGTCGGCGCGGTGGTCACCGGATACATCGCCGCCGAGACGATGCTGGTGGCGGGCTGGCTCCAGATTTGATTGCCGGCCGCGTCCTGCAGGAGCAACTGATAGTCGCCGTCACCCCACATCGAGCAGCGCCCGGCGCCGTCGAGGGTGATGGGGTTGGTGTTCACCGCGACCTGGTCGGGGTCTTTCCAGGTGGTCTTCGGCGTGAACGTGCCCTTCACGTAGGTGGAGAGCAGCCCGCCGACGTATGGCTTGCCGTTGGCATCGCTGAATTGCGGCATCGGCTGCAGCAGGACGGGTGCGGTCATGCGGGTGCTCTCTGCTGCTGGGGCTGCGCTGGCTCGGGCAGGGGATTGTCCGCCAGGTCGAATGTTATCCACGCTCCCTGCAGCGCGCAGGGCGCGTCGATCGCCCAGGACAATTTGAAAACGCGATCGCGCGCCATGCCGAGACGCTGCCACTGCAGGCTGACCTGCGTGTCGCCGAGGCCGCCGAGCGAATTTGTCACCGGGTTACCGAAATGCCGCCCGCGATCGTCCGACCAGGCGAGCGAGATGAGGTTTTTGTCGGGTTCGACCGACGGCCCGGTGCCGGTTTCCATGTCGGCGAGAAACTCGCGATAGAACAAGCGCCGGCCCTCGGCGAGCATGTGCGGGAACGAACGCTCGCGCTTGATCGGGAACCCCCAGTCGTTGTGAACGAGCGGGTCGAGCGCGTAGAGGTTGCCGTATTGCCGGTCGCCCGCAAGCAGCTCGCCGAAGCAGGGATAGACGCACATGGCGCGGTGCGCGTGCTCGTTGCCGTTGCTGTCGATCCAGAGCCATTCGTGCCACTGCCCGGTGGTGGCGTCGTAGACCCAGGTATGGTCGGCGGCCGGGAACGTGAGCACATAGAAAACATGCCCGTTGAGCTGGTAGACGAAGCCGATCGCGTCATCGATGCGCGAGTATTTGGTCAGCTCGGTTTCGATCGCGTAGGTGCTGATGCGCGCTGCCTGGTAGCCCGTCATTTTCATGACGATGCCCTTGCCGGCGCGATCGCGGCTCAGCCAGAAAACGGTGTTCTCGTTGCTGGCGGCTGAATATTTCGCGGCGATGCCGTGGTCGATGAAGGTTCCGTCGACCCCGGCGAACTGGCTGAGCAGGAAGCCGGTCGTCGGGTCGAGGATGGCGGCGTTATAGAAGATTTCACCAGTGCGCTCGCCGAGCAGGATCACCTCCTTCTTGGCGACAACCAGCGTCACCAGCAGGTCCGAAGCGCCACTTTTGGCGGCGAGGTCGCCGGTTTCACTGGTGTCGAACGTGAGCGCCAGCAGGCCCGACCAGTAGAAGTATTGCGTGCCCGGCATGTTGAGCACGAAGAAATTGCTCACCAGGTCGACGCGGTCGCCGCCTACGAAGCCGCCGGGAGTATTGGGAACCGGCGTGAAGGTGTCGTCAGCCAGGCTCACCGACCACCCGTTCGGGCTACCGTCGACGATGAGCAGGTCAAGTCCGTTGTCCATCATGCTTGCCGGCGTCACCTTGCCGGGCGTGATGTCGCCGAGGTGGTTGAAGAAGTAGCCGGCGGTGAGGGTCGCGGGGATGTAGCGATACACGCCCTTGCCGGCGACCACGTAGATGTTCCCGTTCGCCGCCTGGCGCACGGCGCGCACCGGCAGCTCGGGCGTGTAGATCAGCAGGCGCAGGCCTGGCGTCGGGAAGTGCGCGACCGGCGCCGGTTCGCCCTCCTCCTGCGGCAGCAGCTCGGGGTAGAGGTTCAAACAGCGCTGCGCGGCCGCGATGACCGAGCGCGATTGATAGGCGCCGCCGGTCAGGGGAATTTTCATGCCGTGCTGCTGTCGGTGATGATGCCGAGGGCGGCGAGCTGCGTGATCAGACTGGCGAGCGCCGCGTTGGCACTGCGCGATCCGGTGATTGCCGGCTTGGCGATCGGCGCGGTGCCGTAGAAGCCGAGGTTTCCGGTCAGCTTGACGCCAGCGGCCGCGCCGATCTGCACGATGCCGTCCTGGCGCAGGATGGTCATGTAGATGGTTGAGGTTGTGCCGTCGTCGTTGAAGCCGCGCAGGTTGAGCCCGCTGCCGACGTTGCCGCTGCTTTCCGGCAGGTTGTTCGTGCCGAAGTCCCAGCGCGCGCTGCCCGCCGTTTCAAAGACGAGGCGGCGGCGCGCGGAAGAGGCGGGACCGTCGAGATGCAGCCACACCCCGCCGGCCGAACCGCCCGTGCCGGTGTTGCGCACATAGGCGTCGATTTGGCCGCTGTTGATCATCGTCAGCGGCACTGCCGCGTTGATCGTGCCGCCCGCAGCCGGGAAGCGGCTGGTGTCGGTGGGGTGGACGTGATCGGCGCGCGCGTAGTTGGACACCGTGCCAGCGTTGCCCACGCCGTCCATGACCGGCGTGCTGGTGCCCACAGCCGGAATGAACGGGATGGGATGCACGTGGTCGGCGCGCGCGTAGGCCAGGCTGACACCGACTGCGCCGGCACCGTCCATGATCGGCGTGGTGGTCGCGGCCTGCGCCCGCACAAAGGCAGTGGTGGCGATGTTGGTGCTGTTGTCAGCCGTCCCCGGCGTGGTCGCTGTCGCAGCCCCCAGCGTCGTGGTGCCGGTGACGGTGACGTTGCCCGCGATCGTGCCGCCCGATGTGGCGAGGCGGCTGGTGTCGGTGGGGTGGACATGATCCCCGCGCGAGTAGGCGGCGAGCGTGCCCGCGTTGGCCACGCCGTCCATGACCGGCGGGCTGCCCGACGCGGCGTTGATCACCGCCGCATGCACGAACGCGGTGGTGGCGACCGAGGTGTCGTTGTCGCCGGGGAAAGCCGTGACCGCGACCGTGCCGTCGGGCAGCGACAGCGGCGTCGTGAAGGTCAGCAAGCCGCCCGCGAATTGCAGCTTGCCTTGCGGAAAGCCGGTGGGGCCAATCGACAGGCCCAGGTCGGCGTGCAGCCAGTCGGTGGTGGTGATGCTACCGGCGGCGACGATGCTGCCCGTGGCCGCGATCGAGCCCACGGTGAGGACGTCGGCACCGAGCTTGGTGCTTGAATTGCCGAGCAGCAGCCGCCCCTCGCGGTGGTCGGGAATGTTGAACCAGTGCGGCAGCCCGGTGTTGAGAATGCTACCGACGGCGATGTCGCCAAACCAATAGTGCCCGGCGATGAACGGCACATGATCGGCAAACACCTGCTGCGTGACCAGCGTCGTGCCGATTACGGCGGTTGAATTGATGGCGGTGAACCCGGCGACGGGCACGCCGAATTTGCCGAGAGTGTCATAGGCAAAAATTGCGTCGGTGGCGAAATTGTTGAGGTCTTCAAAACGAGAGTGATTGAACGACACCCCACCATTGCTGCGGTCCCACATGAAGATTGCCTGCGGGAGGCCCGCCGCTTCACAGTGGATATCGAGGGTCGAATTGTTGCATTTGGAAAGGAAGATTGCGGGAGAGGACCAGCTCGCCGCATAGCCGCGCCGGTTCACATAGCCGCCGCAGCCGACGACAGAGAAAGGCACCGCCCCGCCTGCGCAGATCGAGGTGCCCACATCCTCGGTGAACCCGACATAGCTCCCGTGCGTCTGCAGCGGCGGATAGTCCAGATAACCGTAGCTGTTGTCGCCGTCGATCACCCTGCCAAAATTCGGCGTCAGGATGCGCTTGTCATTGGGGTGGGCCACATCCGGGTCGGTCACGCTCCACGGCATGGCGTTGTTGCCAGCGCAGTGGTTGACAACGCTGGCTTCCATATTGCCCCAGCAGCTGGCGGCAAACTTGAACCAACCGGTCGCGTTGACATCGTTGACGGTCAAATTCGAGCAGAAATTATTGACGTCGGTGCGGGCGAACACCGTCCCGATATCGGGTGGGAAATAAGCATCGCCAAAGATGATGATGTCGCCAACCATCCGGTAAGCACCGGAGCCGCTCGCGTCCCATGCCCGCGCCGCCGCGCCAGTCGCCCCGGCGATCGCCGAATGGATCATCACCCCGGATGCGCGCAGGGTCATGGTTTTCTGCATGCTGCGCGCGTTGATACTTGAGAGCGCGAGATACGCGCCCGGGCGCAGCACCGCCTCCATTCCGTCGCTGGTAGCGGCGAGCTGCGAGCGTGTAGCGTTCAGCCACGCATTGATCGCAGGGGCGCTGTCGGTGCCGGAAGCAATGAAATTGGAGTGCGTGCGCGCGCCCTCGGTGAAGGTCACCAGAATGCCGGTAGCATCCTGACCGCCCGCCCGATTTTTGCGCGTGACCGGGAATGGCCAGCCATTCGTCCCAGGCGCACCCGCGTAGGCCCCATAATCGCGGAAGGCGAGCACCGCCGGGCCCAGGTTCAATTTGACCACCGCGCCGACGAGGTAAGGCACCGCCCGCAGGCTGACGGCGGTCGTGGCGGCTTGCGTGGTCGGGAGTGAGATCGTGATGGTCGAGCCAGCGATAGCGGTAATAACCGTATTCCCAGCGACCGTCGGATCGACGCCGCCCTGCAGGCCGGGGCCGAACAGGGTCTGCCCAACCCTGACCCCCGTGGGGAGCGTCGGCACCCCCGCCGTCGGGCTGAACGTGATGGTGGTCGCGCCGCTGGTGAATGTCGCGGAGAAGGCGATGTTGCGGCGGTTGTCGGTGAACGTGATGTCGTTGTTGGTCCCCAGCGTGATCGCCGCCTGGGTGGTTTTGATGGTCATGCTCGGGGCGTCAATAATGCTATCGACCATGGTGTTGGCAGGGAAGGCAGGCGCGCCGTTTTCATCGAGCGCGAACACGGTCGCGCCGGGGTGGATGATCGGCATGATCAGCGGCGTGACTTCGGCGGCGTTCAGCGTGAGCGTCGTGCCGCCCGCGAGCCAGCTGCCCGGCAGCACAAAAGACCGGATGTCGGTGCGGACAGCCTCACCAAGCGGCTCCTCCACGTCCATCCAATAGGCCCCGGGGTCCGCGCCTGTGACCGGGTCCAGCGACAGCGTCGGATCGAGCGAGCCGCCGGAGTTGACGTTGCCCGACAGCACCACCCGCCGCCCGTAGCCGGTGGTCCCGCGCAGCAGCACCGGGCCAGGGGGCCCGCCAGAACCCGCGTAGGACACCGTGAGGGTGGAGGAGGCGACCGTCTGCGCGATGCTCACCGTGTAGGTGCCGGGGCCGCAGGTGGGCCCTGCAACGGCCCCTGCAGGGGGGATGACGGTTTGCTTGACGATGAGCGTGCCAGGGGCCACGCCAGCGCCGACCACCAGCCCGCCTGGGAAGAGGGTGTGCGGCGCGGCGCTGGTCACCACCATGTCGGTGCCAGTGATCGAGGCGATCATTGCCGCATCGGCGGGGATGCTCGCGGACACCACCCTGGTCTGCACCGTCTGCAGCACCGCCGGGCGGATTGCCGTTGCCACCACCGTCAGCTGATCACCGACGAGCGAGCCGCCCGTGTCGGCGTTGGTAACAGTGATCAATGCTGGACCGGCACCGATCCCGCCGAGCACGTTGGTCATGTTGGAGAAGGCGACCGTCGCCGCCGGGTTGACGGTGGCGGAACCACCGGAGACGCCGACGATGGTGACAATCTGCGGCGCACCACCTGGGCCCCCGGCAGGCATGACGAGGCTCTTGCCGACGTCGGCCTGGGCGAACGCATAGCCCGCGATCGTGACGGTGGTGCCGACCCAGCTCACCGAGCCGGTGAGCAGCAGGAAATCGGGTTTGGCCAGGAACTGATCGGAGGCGACCACCTTGCCGACGGCGGCGGCGCCGATCGATGCAGCGTTCGCGATCGCCGCGTTGAGGTCGGCGGCCGTCAGGACGTCGCCGGTCGACCATGGATAGCCGGTGCTGCCGTCGTTCACAGGACTGCCTCCGATCCAAGCACCCACGCCCGGTTGAGCCCGCGCCCCGACCAGCTCGAGACGTCACCACCCCGGCCGCCGAGGATTTTCGGCAGGCTCAAGAGCGGAATTTGCGCGTTCGCCAGTTTTATAGTTTCCAAACTTGAACGCGCCTGGCCGAGCAACACCGGGTTGAGCTGCGCGCCGGGGAGGCGGATAGCCAGGTTGCTGGCGATCGCGTCGGCATATTCCGGCGGCAGGGAGATCGCGTTGTTGATTGCCAGGTAAACCGGCAGCGGCGTCTTCGTCAGGATGTGCATCTCGTATTGGGACGCCTGCGGCACCGGGTAGAACGTCACCCGGCCCATCGGAAAAGCGCTGTCGTAGAACAGCGCCGCCGGGATCGAACCGAGGTCTTTGATGGTGATCTCGGCCCAGTCTTCCTTGGCCTCGATGATCGCCAGCGGGATGTCGACGCTGTGCGCGCCGAACGGTTTGAACCGGGTGAAGCCGCCGTGCAGCTTGTCGGGGCGCGGCATGTCAAAATCGCCGCCGGGGCCAACCGAATACCATTGGTTGCCGGTCGCAACCTTCGCCGTCTCCGTCTCGTTCCAGATCAACCAGCGTTTGCGCTGCCACTGCGCCAGCATCATCGTCAGGAAGCTGAGCGCGTCGGCCATGTCGGTGCTGGTGTCGCTGACGCGCTGCGTGTCATTTATGCGCCCGGCCAGGCGCAGGGCCAGGATCAGCAGGTGGCGCACGGTCGCCGGCACGCCGCCAGGCTGCAGCGGGGCGACCTGCTGCGCGCGGATGTCCAGCATGGTCTGCAGCGCACGGTCGGCGCGGTCCTGCAGCGATTTCGGCACCTCCTGCCCCCAGAGGTCGCGCAGGCGCACCGCCAGGTTCAGCGTGAGCGCACTGCGCATGCCGTGCGCGAACGTCCCGCCGGGGTCGACGATCGGCGCGTTGATGTCGATCAGGTTCGGCAGCCCCTGCGGGATGTTGCGCACCTCGCGCTCGCGTTCCCACTCGTCGACCATCTCCAACAGCAGCAGGTGCGCCTCGGTGACGTCCTGCGAGCCCGGGTCGACCCCCTGCGCGTCACTGAGCCGCCCGGCGGCGCGCAGCGCCATGGCGACGATCGAGAGCGGCGTGGAGAGGTCGATCGCCGGGTCGGCCGGCGTCTGCTGCAGGTTCTGCGCCTGGAAATATTGCAGCGCGCTCTGGGCGATCTGCACGTCGATCGGGACCGGCGGCAGCGCGTAGATTTGCCGCAGGCGCACTGCCATGCTGGTGAGCAATACATGCTCATAGGGCGACCAGAACGAGACGTCGGAGGTGAGGTCCGGAAACGTCGGCAGCACCACCCGGTTGCCGTGCACATGCCGCTCGAGGTTGAGCTCGGCGATCCAGGCGTTGAGAATTTTGAAGCAGTCGTTGACGTCATCAGCCATCGGCGTCTGGCCGATGCCGTTTACGCCGCTGTTGCGCAGCGACAGGGTGATGATGTCGTTAGCAATCGTCATCGATTATCACCTGTGAAGAGTTGCCCCCGAATTGCCGAAGGCAGCGCTCGGGGGCCACACGCTTGTGGTGACAGGGGCGGTCACCCTGCCCCCGGCAAAGATCAGGCACTCAGGATGCTGAACCACTTCCCCTTGGTGGGGGAGAAAAACACCACCTTGCCGCCGGCCCCCAGAGAGATGCCGACGGCACCCGTGGTGGTGTCTATGGTGTCAGTGGTGCTTACGTCCGCGAAAACCTGCGCGGCGGCAGCACCGGAATTGACGAGGTAGATCGTCTGCCCGCCAACCGCCGGGGGGAGCGCAACACTATCGGCTGCAGTAGCGCAGGTGACGATCCGGTTCATGGCGGTGAGCAGCTTCACGGCCGCAGCGCGCGTCCCTCCCGCCGTCGCCACCAGCCCGTCGGTGAAGCTGTATCCCCCGCCGCCGACGAACTCGGCTGGATTGAGCAGTTGATGTCCGCGTTCGTATGCCATGCCCGCCTCCCGTTAGTTCGCCGCCAGTCGGCACGCGAGCTGCGGCCGCAGCGCCGCCGCGCCCCAGAGCACGTCGATGCGGATCGGGAACGTGTCGTCGCTGATCGAGTATTGCCGAACGGCACGCATCGAGATGCCGTCCTTCACAACCCTCGATGCCATGTCCACGCCACCGGGCATCACCAGGTCCGCCGTCGCGAAGGTGAACGCGTCGGGGTGGAAGGCGAGCGAGAGCCCGCTGGCGGTGCTCACGGTGCCAGAGAAGACGAGCGCCGAGGACTGGCCGGTGGGGATGTAGACATTCCGCGTCGCGCTGCCTTCCACACCGTTGATGGCCGGTGCGATCGCCATGTTGCCGGCGCCGCCCGTGTAGTCGGCCGTCAACACGAACTGCTGCAGCACGCCGCTGTTGGCCTTGGTTTCCGGGTGGCAGCGGAAGACCCCGGCGATGGTGAACACGTCCCCCGCCTTGCCGGCGCCCGCGCCGGCCGTGACCGCCAGCGTGGCGCCCGTGCTCTGCCCGGTGCCGCTCCCGGCAGCGCCCGTTGCCGTCGTGGCCGTCACGTAGGACGCATTCGCCGCGCCGCGCGTGGTGGTCGTGAGGTGGGTGTTCTCGGCCCACTCGAAACCGCCGGCCAGGCCCATCACGCCGTCGGTGTATTGGCGCGCAATTTGAGTGCTCTGCTGGAACAATCCCTTGAGGCTGTCGACCAGGTCGACGTTGTCCTGGGTGTTGATGCGCAGCAGCCACTGCTTCGATTGCGGCGTCAGATTGTCCAACAACAACTTGCGGGCCTGCAGCACGGTCTTGAACACCTGGGGCGACCCGGCCGTGCCGACCAGATTGTAGACCGTCGGCCACATCATGGCGACGAAGTCCGCCTCGATCTGCGCCGCCAGCACCGCGATCGCCGGCTCGATGTAGCGGGCAGAAAATTCGTCGATGCTGAGGGTGAGCTCGGCGGAGCTGAACGAGAAGTCGGCGTGGTATTGGTTGGTGATCGGCAGGCTGACGAAGGTTTCCACCGTGTTCTGCAGGCTCAGCGCCGGGGTCTTGGAAACGGTGTATTGCACGGGGACGCGAATGCGCAGCGTGCTGCCGATCTTGGCCCCGCTGTTAGCGAAGCTATCGTCATACTGGCGGTTCACCGCGCCGATGATATTGCACTTCTGGTGCAAGATCGCCATCGCCTTGGCGGTGATCATGTTGATGGTGAGAACGGTATTTACTGCGGCCACATTGGCCTCCATGACAACGGAGTTGCGGGAGGCGCTTCCTTTCAAGAGCGCCCGGGGTGGTCCGTTGTCGCAAAGGAGAGTTAGCCGCGCTGACAGACGGGGCAGGCACGCCACGCGGTGTTTACGGACCCGCTACCCGTTCGTTGTCAGCCGCGCGGTGTTGACCGATCCGCTACCGGTTAGGCGTTAGTTTCCGGCTAGCGCCGGATCGGTGTCGGCTTCAGATAGTGTTCCACGAGGTCTTGAGCTGACGCCGTGTATTCGTTGAATTGCGGGCTCGCCCGGCCGGTGACCGGCCGAACCGGGGCCGGCGCCCGGGTGACGGGTTGCGACTGTGTGCGTGGGGTTGCCCCAGTCACGCCGCCTTGAGCATCCAGCGTGGCGGCGTAACGGCCGAGGGCGATCGCGCGCCCGCGTTCGGTGCGGATGGCGGATATCCGTTCCACCTCGGCGGGGTCGTCGCTGAGCGCCGCCGCCACCTTGGTGCCGCCTGGCATTTCGACGAGCAGCTGCGCGAAGCCGGTGTCTGCCCCCATCGCCATGAGGTCGGCGCACCGCTTGCCCCAGTCGGGGAACGCCGCGCTGCCCTCCTCGTGGAAGCGCTCGGCCCTGATCTTGCCGGCCTCCTCGGCCCTGATCTGCTGGCGCAACGCCGCCTCTTGCTGCTCGGGCGTCAGCGGGGTTCCCGGCAGGGGAACATCGCGCGCCTCGTAGTAGGCCAGCCTGGCCGCCAACTGGTCGCGCTCGCGCTCGGTGGCACCGAGGCGCGCGCGGACCTGGGCGACGCGCCGGCTCTCGTCGTCGCGGGCCCGGGTGCGCTCCTCCTCGGTCTGTTCCGCCGGCTCGGGCGGGTCGATCGCGGCCGGGGTGGGCGCGGGAGCCGGCGCCGGGGGGTCTACCGACGGCGCGTTCGGGATCGCCTCGGTGGGGGCCGGGAGGGTGATGGTTTCGCTCATCGGGGTGCGTCCGGTGGATGGTTGTGGGTGATCTGCGTCGGGGTGTCGGGGTCTGGCTGGGCCAGGGTGCCGCGCAGCAGCACGAGCTCAGCCTCGAGCTCGATGATGCGGGCGCGCAGCAGGTCGATTTCGGCCCGCAGCTCGGCGAGGTCTTCACTCATGCCATTGCCGGGGCTGGGGCGGGCGCTGGGGCCGGTGTGGGCACGGGGGCACCGGTTGCCGCGCCGTCATCGTCAGCGGGCTCTGGCGGGGCCATGCGGGCTGCCAGGTCGCCCTGCACGTCGGCGTGGCGTTGCAGCATCGGCTGCAGGTCGGTTCCGAGCATGTCCTCGAGCAGCTGCCGCACCACGATCTGCAGCGCGTGCGGGTCGATCGCGCCGACGGTCTTGAGGCGATCGGTTTCCGCCTGATAGTCGTCGACGGCGTGGTCGGCCGCCTTGTCCTTCAACTGCAGCGTGAGGTGCTGCACCTGCTGCTTGAGCGCGCCGATCTCGGCGTCGGCCTGGCCAAGCAGCCGCTGCGCGTGGTCGTTCATCTCCTTCGCCGCCTGCTGCACCTGCATCACCTGCGGGTTGGGGCCGGATTGATACTGCGGCGGCAGGCCACGCTTCATCCGGTCGGCCAGCTCGTCGGCGCCCGGGAAATCGGAGTTTTGCGCCCAGAAGTCGCCGACGATCGTAAACGCGTCCGGGTTCTGTTGCATAATCGTAGCAAACGCGTTCGCCGCTTCCTGGCGCTGCGTTCCATAGGCCGGGCCGACGTCCGCCTCGACGTCGTATTCGCCGATGCCGGGATTGAAGATGATGCCCGGGTTCGGCGCGTCCGGGTTGTTGCGCATCGCCTGCGCCTGCGCGGGATTGATCGGCGCGCCATTGGTCGGATCGATGTGCTGGTGCGCGTCCTGCGCGGCGGGGTCGACCCGCACCGTGCTCTCGGAATTATCGTAACCCATGATCTTGATCAGGCGCGGCGTGTCGTAAATCTTCGGGATCAGATCGAGGAGGATGCGCCCGACCTGGCGAATACCTTTGGCCTGATTATCTATGTAATGATAAGTCGCAGTATCTCCCTGCCTTTGTCTTTGCTGTATTGCTACGCCAGATCTCTCATTACTTGGCATGCCCAGCTCGGCCTGATACTGCCCGGTCACTGCCATGAGGTCTTGGCGCGCGATCGTCATCCCCTGCACATAGGCCTGGGCCATTTGTGGAGGTTCGACGCGCGCGGGCGGCGGGATCGCGTTGCCCTGTTCGTCGAGCGGATTGAACACCAGCACGCTGTGGTTTTTGATGTTCGCAGTCTTCCACTGCTCCTCGCGACCCTCGATCGCGTCGGCGCGGGCCACGTAGGGCGTCTTCGTCTGCAACGCCACCTGCTCGACAGCGGCGGACGACCAGTAATTGTAGATGCGCTGCGCGTCGATCTGGCTGCGGGTGTGGCCTTTGCGGTCCATCCGCTTGTCGATGACCGTCTCCTCGCCGATCATGCAGGCGATCGGGATGTATTTGCCCGGCCAATCCTCGCGGTCGATGATCTCGTTGCCGCACAGCTTGAACCATTCGATCTTGTGGCTGGTCACCTCGCGGGTCTTGGCGATCATCGGCTCGATCTGCTCGCGCAGCTCGTCGGGTATTTCATCGTCACGCGTCAGCGTGCCGTCGTTCAACCGGTGCAATTTGTGGGTCTTGGTGGTGCGCCGCCAATATTCCGCTGTGCGAACGTGATCCTTCTCGTTCCAGCCGTCGCTGTGGTCGAGCGTGTTCGGCGCCGGGTTGGCGTCCTTGCCGTTCTCCTCCTCATAGCGGTCGCGCGGGATGTCGACGAAAATGAAGCCGAAATTGGCGTCGGATTTGTCGTATTCCATGCAGTCGGGATCGAGATAGACCGTGCGCGGGTCGGGGATGCGGCGGATGAACAGGTCGAGGTCGTGCGTGGTGTCGTTGACGTAGCCGGTGTCGACGCGCACGTAGCCGATGCCGGTTTCGACCTGGTGGTAGGTGGCGGTGCTGTAGGCGTCAGTCGCCCGCGATTGATACTCGATGCGGCGGATCACGCCCGACATCACCTGCGCGGCGTCATAGGACGCGCGCCCGCCGGCCGGCGTAATCTTGATCTGCGCCTTGTTCTGGCGCGCGTCGTTGATGATCTGCAGGTTATGCTGCCTGACATGGTTCTGGGTCAGGCATGGGCGACCGGTGCGGTCGTTGCGCACGTCGGTGTCCCACTGCCACATGTTCTGGCTGTCGCCGTTCGCGAAGCGCTGGTCAAAGCAGGCGCGATCGCGCCACTCGCTTTCCCAAGCCTGGCAGCGCTCAAAGCGCTCTTTCGCCTCGCGCAGGATTTCGGCGTCGCCGGATTTCGGCCGGGCCATCTATCGCGTCCGTATGACCGTGATCTTGTCGAAGTCGTCGGGCAGCCAGGCGTGGAAGACCATTCCGGCCGGCAGGCTGCGCCGGGCGCCGTATTCGCCCATCACCCAGCGCACGATGTGCCGCCGGAACGGCACTTCGTAGGCGGGCAGCGTGAGCGTCGTGCGCCAGTCGACGCGCAGCTGCTGGAGCAGCTCCAGCCAGCGAAACCGGACCCCCTCAGGCGGGGGCAGCAGCTCGGTTTGATGGATGCTGTATTTGTAGCGGTCGCGCACGAGCCGTTCGGTCACTTGCGGGTCAGCTCCTGCTCCACCAGCTGGCGCAGGTGCGCGACCTCGCTCTCCAATGCCTCGAGGTCGCGCGCCTGCACTGCCAGCGTGTGGCTGTTGGCCCAGGCGATCGCCACCAGGGCCGTGAGTGCCAGCGGGACTACCGCTGCCGCCAGGCGAACCAGGAAGTGCCATAACTGGCTGCGGTCAGGCACTGCGGCGGCGGGTGATCAGGCCCAGGCTCAGCAGGGCCATGCCGAGGATGCCCAGCGCTGGCGGCTCGGGGACGCCGATCTTCTCGCTGGCCTGCTGCCGGCCGACAATCGTCGGGCATGCAACCACGCTCCCGGTCAGACAGGCCCCGGACCCGGCAGGCAAGGTCGCGGTGAAGGAAAACGTCTGGCTGAACGCCGACGGGTCGTTGACCGGCCCGGTGAAGGAAAAACCGGCGCCGCCGTAGGAACTGGGCGAGCCGGCGGCCGTGAACGGTGCGCTGTTGAACACCAGGCCTCCAGGCGTGCCTGGCGCCCCCTGCGCATTGGCGGGGTCGTCCCACCAGCTGTTCGACATCGTGCCGCCAGGCGCGTTCTGGAACGTGCCGCTGCCGGATACCGAGACGCTGTTCGCCGGGCCGATGAAATTGGTGGCGGATGCGACGCCCGTGAGGGTGACGGGGAAGGGGTTCGTGTTGGCGATGCTGATGGAAGAAGAGTTCAATTCGAACGGCCCGGCGAGGAGGGCGGTCGTGAAGCTGCCATTGAACACGACCCCGTCGATCGTGGTGGTGCCGAGCTGCAGGATGTTCAGCGTCGGATCGGTGTCGGTGAGCGTGTGGCTGCCGACGTTGTTATCCGTCGCCGTGAAGTTGAAGGTGCCGCCGCCAACGACCGAGCCGCTGAGCTGCAGCGTCGCATTGGCCGCCAACGGGAGCGCCGCGAGGGCGCAGGCGAGCAGGAACTTGCGCATGCGAATTGGTGTCCTTTCGGGGGATTGAGTTACGGGACAGCAACGGCATTCGACATCGGCGCGACGGTCGAGCCGAGGGCATTGGTCGCCGTGACCACGCAGGCGAGGTTGTGTCCGCTGTCAGCGGGCTGCACCGTGTAGGTCGGGTCGGTGGCGCCATTGGCGACGCCATCCGAATGCCAGGCGTAGGCGTAGCTGGTGGGCTCGCCGGTCCAGTTGCCCATGGTGCAAGAAGCGGTGTTGCCGACGAGCTGCGCGTGCGGCACGTCGACATTGACCGGCGGGCCCTGGGCCGCGAGCAGCCCGGCCGTCAGCGACGCGATCTCAGCCTGGTGCTTGCGATCGCCCCCGAGCCAGTCGGTGGACAGCAGGAGGAGAAGGCGGAGCTGGTCGGCGGAAGCATCGCGCGGAGCGGCTGCTGCGCGGGTGCCGGGGCGCAGTCTGGCGGCCTCCTCGTCGTGGATGCGCTTGGCCTCGGCGTCATGCTCGCGCGCCTCGGCGCGGCGCTCGCCTGCGGTCTGGTGCTGGTCGTGTCCGTGTTCGCGGTGCGACATGTCAGGGGCTCCTTGGGTTAAACGCTCATCCAGCTGGTGACCGATTTGCCGGTGCCGGCCGGCAGGGACGCGTCCCACTGCCCGGTTGAGATCGGGTCCGGTCGCGCGTTGATGGTCGAGGGTATGCCGGCCTCGCGCACGCCGAGGGCGAGGTAGCGCATACTGTCGGCGCCGTGGCTGGCGTGGTCGTGCACGGGGGTGGCGCGCCAGGCCTGGGCCGCCTCATTCCATTCCCGGCGATAGTGGCGCAGCGCGTGGATGCCCTTCGCGCACTTGGCGGCGTCGAAATAGCAGCGGGGCAGCACCATGCGCACGGCGTTGATGCCGTCGGCGATGCTGTGACTGCGCAGCGTGCGCGTGGGGCGGATGCCGAGCCCGTGGAACGTCTCCACGCGGGTGCGGCCCGAGCCCAGCTCCATGATCTTGGCGTCGTGCGGCAGGATGTGCTTGGCGAACATATAGCGCCGTTCCTGCAGCAACTGGGCGTAGTGATCGAGGCCGGCGCCGCTGTCCTCGATGTAATCGATCATGCGCCACTCGCCGGATTTGGTTACCTGCGCGAACCAAATCGCCGTACTGTCGTGCACGCCCAAATCCCACGCGGTGGTAACGAGCAGCGCGGGATCGTGCGGCACCTTGGTGATGCGCCCGTCGCGCTCGGCGTCGTCCATGAGGCGCCCGTAGTAGCTGCCGGAATTTGGGCTCGCGAACGAGCACTCCATCTCCTGCGCAAATTCCTCAGGCGACATCTCGAGGCGCAGCCGGTCGATCGCAGCCGGGGTGAGGGCTTGGGTCTGCGTGTAGTCGAGCAGGTAGGTGGAATAACCAGGGGTGATGCGCGCGTGGTCGTAGGCTGCCTGGAGGATGCCGCGCCCTTTCGGCGTGCCGGACCGCACCAGCGTGCCGGCGCGATCGGCGAGCATCGGTTCGATAACCAAGGGAATGAGGCTCGGGGGCGTGTCGTCGGCCTCGTCGACGATCGCCTCGTCGGCGGCGCCGCCGCGCCAGCTGTCGGGGTTGTCGGCGCCGCCGCACTGGTAGGTGCCGCCGTTCGGCAATTTGATTGCCATGTCCGAACGGCGCGGGATGGCGCCGGGGATCGCCTCGGCCGCTTTCGAGAGCGCGTCCCACAGGCCGGTGCGCTGCCACATAACCCCGTAAGGCAGGATGTGGACGACCCTGGGCAGCGGTTTCGGCTCGAGCATGGCTCGCTTGAGCCCGCGCCACATCAGCGCGGTCGATTTGCCGGCGCGTCGGTGCACCACCGCGACAATGCGCGGGGCCGGATCGTCAATCAGGCGGGTCTGCCACGGGCGCGGCGTAAACGGCAGCTGAATGCGGCGTTTTGCGGGGGTGGTCATGGTGAATTTTGATTTTGAGCGGCCGCCGCAGCCGCCCCGGCGGCGCCGGTCGCGAGCAGCGGGCTCAACAACGGATTGCGGCCGCGAATGAAGTCATCGAGCGCTTGTTCTTTGGTTATTCCGCGCCTGTCAGCGGTGCTGTAGAGCTTATGTTCAAATATCCCGAGGAAAGATTTCGGCAGGCTGCGCAGCCCGGTGACGCGGCCGCCGCCGACCCACAATGCCGCTTGGAGTTGCGCGGGCGTCAGGCCCATTTTGGAGGCGATATGCTGCGCCCACGCCTCGAGCGCCCCATAATGGTTGGGGTCAGGCATGTCCTGCCACATGTGCGGGTGCTGCAGCGCCTGTTCCATTGTTATGCGGCCGAATTGAACCTCTTCTTTCCAGTTCCGGCTTTCACCTTTGGCGATGCCGAGGGCGGGATAGTTGACATCCGCGACGGTCTTGCCGTTGAGGAACGCGGGGTCTTGAGAAAGCATCCCGATCAGCCGGATAAAGTGCTTGTCTCCAGTGACAGGCTGTTGATTGCCACCAAGATTGGCAACGAAAGACGACCGTTTCGGCTGCGTTTCCGGGTTGAGCGTTCCGGTGTCGCCCTCGTCGAGCCCGCGATAGCCGCTGACGTGCGCCTGCTGCATCTTGTGGCCGTAAGGCGAGATCAGGTCATTGGAAGTCCGGACAGGCGTGCCGGCGCGCTCCATGACGTGATAGTAGGAGGCGGCGCGGATATTTTGACTAACCTCAGAACCGGCGGAGGTGGCGCCGACAATCGCCATGTAGCGATCGAATTGCGCGTTGCCTTCTTCTGGCCCGAGGCGGTCGACAAAGGCTTGTCGTAACGGTTCCGCATTATACCAATGCGCACCGCCGACCTCGAGGCCCTTCTCGGCCACGAAGCGCAATTTCGCCTCGAGGTCCGGGTTGCTCATCGCATTGATGATGTGCTCGGGCAGACCCTTGCGCTTGCCACCGTAGGGATCGATGCGCGCCAGGTCCGTCTGCGGCACGTTCGGCACCTGCCAGGTGTTGGCCAGGTCGAGCACATTGTCGGGGTGCGCAGGCGACCCCGCCCGCAGCTGCGCCTGGCTGACCGGCCCAGTTCTGGTACTCGGGACGATGTCCCCGTAGGCGGGCAAGCCGAGCGCCGCGAGGTCTGCGTCGGCGTTGGAGCCGAGCCTGCTCGCCAGGCTCTCCATGACCGGCGCGCCAGCCGGGCGTGGCGTGAGGGGCGCCGTCGCGGGGACGCCAGACGAGGGCGTGGGGGCGGCAGCGTCGGGAAAAGGCACATGCCCGTCCAGCGAGTGACTGACGGGGCCTTCCGCCGCCGGGGCGGGGGTTGTGGCGGAGACCGCCGACGGGGCCGGCGCCGTTGGGGCGGGAACCGGCTCCGCCGACGGTGCCGGGGCGGGGGCCTCGGCATCGGGGAAAGGCAAATGACCGTCCAAGGACGCGCTGCGGCGCGGGGCGCGCGCGCCAGGCTCGGGCGGGCGATCGCTGCCGGGGGCCCGCACCCGCTTTTGAGCCAGCACCACCGGCTCCCGGGTGACCGCCCGGCCGAAGCCGGGCAGCTCCATCATGGAGAGGTCGCCGAACAGGCCGGTGGAGTAGTCGCGGGCGCCGGTTTCGATCTCGGCGGCCTTGGCGGCGGTGACCGGGACGTCCGCGTAGGGTCTGGTGACCAGGGGCGAGAAGGACGGGCTGGCGGGGCCGGCGTAGGTGTCGCGCAGCCGGCTGGTGCCGACCGGGTTGTCGGGGCTCCAGATCGGGCGGACGCCAGCCGGGGGTGGGGGCGGCGCGTAGTAGGCGTCGCCCTGTGCAAACACTCGGTTGAGCAGATTGTCGTCGCCGATGCCCTCGGCGCTGTTCTTCACACGCTGCAGCGCCAGCCACTGCGCCACCGGGTCGCCCATCGGCGTGGTGGGATCGAGGGCGTTGGTGTCAGGCATTGCGCTTCCAACGCGCGGCCGCGACCACGGCCGCCGCGACGGCGATGCCGGCCACGAAAGCGCCGAGCAGCAAGAGCCAGAGGGGGACGTCCAAGACCATCATGTTAGCGGAATGGTGTCTTACAGTTGGGGGTGAAATCGGAGTGAAATCGGAGGTGAGATTTCAACTAACAGCGAGATTGGGGTGGGGTGAATTTTCGACTAACAGCGAGATTGGGGTGGGGGTGGGTGGAGGGTATACGCCAACGGCCGCGAGCGCCGATCGAAGTGCCCATGCCCCCCGGGGGGTGGCAGGGGGGTGGGGGCACATTGATTTGTCAACAATAGCGACGGGCAGGAATATCAAGACGTTACGCTGTTGGTGCGGGGTTGTTGGACCCCAATGCGAACCCCAGCGCTTTGTTAGTCGGCCGCATCCTCGAGCTGCTCGAGCACTGGTTCCGCTTCCACATCGATCGAAAGTTGCTTGATCTCATCAGCATCTTTGATGAATGGGGCAGCTGGTGCCCACTCGAAACTGATGGGGATCGCGCCGTTATCGCCCTTGCCCGCGATCGTAAGCGGCAGCACGCGCCCGACGAGCCCCAGGAACGCCACCGGCTGCTTGTGGGCGCACTGCACCAGGTAATCGACCCCGCCAGCCCGGCTCAGCGCAGCGACGACCATCTCCTTGATGTCGCCATTCACCTTGTTCGGCGTGCCTTTCGTGCGTCCACCGCGTCGAGGCGCGCCTTTTGGCGTGTGCACCAGATTGGCCAAACGTTGCGCTCTTATTCCCGCTACTTTAGCCCGCGCATCCCCATTATTGGCACGCATTATCCAATCCGCTCACGCAATGATGTTGCTGTTAGACTGATTGACCGCATCTGCCCGAAGAACAACACGCTGATCAGCAGCTTCTGCCCGTCGATCGCATCGACCACCGCATCCATCCCGGCGAACGCGCCGTGCATGATCAAACACGCATCACCTGGCCGCCAGGCTGAACCAGGCTCGGGGATCACGCTGCGCACCTCATCCCCGGCCTGCAGCAGCTCCACCGTGCCGTCAGGCACGTAGGCCGGCTTCGCGTCGTTCATGATCAGCAAATGCACCCCTTCGGCGTATCGCACGGGCGTCCATGGCTCACCGTGAGGCAGCGCCACGAACGCGTAGCGCGGGAACAGGGGCACCACCTTCGGCGCCCGCCGGCCGCGCACCGCGCACACCGGCAAATACGCCCGATACCCCCTGCGCCCGATCGCCTCGAGGGCTCGCCGCTCCGCCTGCGGGTGGGTGCGGATCACCGCCCAGCCCACGCGTCCGCACCGGTTGTCCGGATGAGTGAACGCCAACACCGCACAAGACTGCACCCATTGCACCCACAGGGCAAACAATTCCGCCCTACGAGCAAACCAGGTTCCGCCACCCCCACCAGGCGATGAGCACCGCGTCGGCCTGATCGTGCCTCTCGAGCCGATCGCCGTCGGGCCCGAGCAGCTCGCGCGCCAGCACCATCCCATCCACCTTGCCCGTGCGGCCACCCTGGAGCCCGTAGGAGGCCTTCCAGCGGCTCGGGGGTATCTCCACACCCACCCCCGGGCCCAGGAACGCCTCCAGCGCCCCCTGGAGCCTCCCTGCGGCCATGCCCAGACTGAACGCCGAGGTGACCCCCATCTGCCGGCTGGCGCTCTGCCTCTCGGTGATCACCAGGCAGGCCCGCGCCGCCAGCGGGAGCAGGCGCGCCAGGTCGACCGCATCGACGAGCCCCTCCAGCCCGGGCCGGGCGGAGCCACCGCACCGCAGAAACGCCGCCGCGCCCTGAGCGCCAGGGTCGATGCCGAGCACGAAGCGGGCCGCAGCCGGGGGCAAGATCAGCCCCGCCTCAAGGTGCCAGGTGCCAGGTGCCAGGTTCGTTTTCGGGCGGCGGGATGGCGCATGTGCGTGCTCGCGCTCACGCTTACGCAAGCGTGAGTGTGTGCGCGTGTGTATTTGATTTTAAGAAGTAACCTGGCACCTGGTAGAAAACTAGATAACCTACTGATGCGAAACCCACATTTCGGTGCCAAGTAGTGGTGCCAGGTTGTCACCGACAACCTGGCACCTGGTAGGAACACGCTGCGCATATCAGACCACGTTGCGCGCAAATGCACGCACCGCTCAAAACTCCGATGCAGCTGATTTTTTGCGGTCTTCCTCCAATAAGACCGCCCATGACCTGCCCGGCAGCTGCTTGAGGAGCTCTACCGGGCAATTTGCACGCGCCCACACCTGGTGCCTGGCACCTTCAATCTCGGTTCGCGCCACATGCCGCCACCCGCTCAGGCGCAGCCCGCGCGTGATGTGCTCGGGCAATATCCAGCTCGCCACGGCCGCCCCCGCACCCCACCCGCCGTGCCGCGCCAGGTCCATGATCTCGATAACGGTCACCAGGTTACGGCGGCCCATTGGCCCCCGGGGCATCAGCACATCCATCACCCACCCGGTCGCCGGATGCGCGCCCTCGCGCGTCATCGCCGCCTTGGCCCGCGTGTAGGGCGGCGCCGCTGACGGGTTGAACCGGCTCACGTCCCGTCGCAGTAACCACCCAGCGACCGCAGCCGAGCCCCCGGCTGCGAACCACGGGTAGACCCGGTTGAAATATGCCGGGCGCCCGTCGGCCTCTCCAACCGCATGCCGCGTCTGCACGACATCGAACCGCCGATCGTCATCCGCGAGGGCGACGGCGCTGATGTGGTTTGTGGTGATCACGACATTGACGATGTTAGGTATAGTATAACGAGGATGGTTCTTCTCGTTGATCGCCAGGCGGTCGGGCGGCGTCGCCAGCCACGATTTGATCTCCTCGTAGCGGTCGCGTTTGTGTGCGGGCGGCATCTCGGTGATGAACACATACTGCCGCTTCAGATACTCGGTGAAATCACCGCCGATGACGTTGCCTTGCACGACCGCCATGTTGTGCTCGCCGACGGCGGCCCAGAACGGCACCAGCAGCGTGTCCTTGCCTGCCCCCTGCGGCCCGACCAGCACCAGCGCCCCGTTCGCCTTCTTGCCAGGGTGCTGCAGCATCCACGCCAGTCGATCTAACACGCGCTCGCGGTCCACTTCATCTTCGATCACCGCGTTGACGAGCTCGAGCCACACACTCGGGTCGGCGTCGGTTGGCTCAACCCCGCCGCGTTTCCAGAAATTACCGCACAGGCCCCGCTCGCCGCTTTCGTTCACGCCTTCGACAATCGGCCCCTGCCCCGGGTAGCAGCCCAACCCGACCAGCACGACCAGGTCTGGGTGTGCATGCAGGCGTGCGGCGATGCTCTTCGCTCCGGTATTCGCGTGCCCTTTCACTGTCATTCTCCCTGCTAAATGTTGCAGCCCTTCTAACTTCATCACCCTCCGCTTTTCCGCGTCGAACCAACGGAGCTCCTCCACGACAAACGACACGCGCCGCAGCAACCCCGCGAACGGCGCCGGGTTCGTTCGTTCTGCCTCCGTTTCTTCTCCCTCTTTTTCTCCCTCCCTTCTCCCTTCCTCGGGCTCACGCTCAAATTCAACCGACGGCGCCCGCGACGGCCGGCGCCAGCGGTTGCGCGTCGCCTCGCCGGCGGCGATCGCCAGCGCCCCGAAGCCGATCTCCGTCGGTGGCGACGACGAGGTCCAATGCGCCCAGCGCTCCTCGCAGGCGGCCGGGACGTGCTTGAGCTCCGACCTGGCGGACCACGCCATCCAGGCCTCGAGGCCTTCAGGCTCGCCCCCCGTGGCCGCGAACACCGCCATGCCGATCCGGTTCCACTCCTCCCACGACACCGGCACGTCCCAGCCGTCGTCGTTAGTGATCACTGACAGCGCACTCACCACGTCCTCGATCGGTGCCCGCTTGTCCTCGCCGGGCAACGCCTTCGACGCGCGGCCCTTGCGCGCGGCGCCCTTCTGCCCCTCGGCGAGCTGCCAGAGCTCCATCGCCAGTCCGCCACCGTCACTCCCGGGAGCACCGCGCGCGCCCCAGCCGGTCATCGTCACGTAGCGAACGCAGGCGAAAAAGATTTCGACCCCCGCCAGCTTGTGGCACTCGCGCGATCCGCCCCAGCCCTTCAACCCGTCTTCATCCAGGCCCGCCAGCAGGCGCGTCATGTCGACGCGGCCCTGCATCGGCGCGTCCAGCCCGGCGCGGCCGAGCACGCGCAGTCCCTGCCCGCTCGGGGATATCTCGGTGTAGAGCCCGATCGCCCTTACCCGTTCGAGCACCGCCTCGGCCCAAGGCGCCACCGCGCCTTTCGGATCGAGGCACTTGTCGAGGTCCAGCCACACCCACTCCGTCTCGCCGGTCACCACCCACCCGACGCCGTCGGCGTCACCGCGCAGGACCATGTCGCGCGCCACCGCGTAGGACCGCGCCTGCTCGGGGTGGCTGGTCTGCAGCGGCTGCCCGGGGCCCTTCCCCGCCGGGAACCAGGGCACCTTCGTCCAGGCGCCCTTGTGCGCCTCCCCTCGCCGCCAGGCCTTCCATTCCCAGCGCCAGCAGCACCACCTCTTCTCCCCCAGCAGGGGCGCCAGGGCCGGCACCTGCTCGAGGGCCACGCCGGTCGCCTCCGCCGGCATGACCGGCCTGGCGGGCCGCTCAGGGGCCGCACCAGGCCCCCCAGCTGACCCCGTCACTGCGGTGTCGCTTGCAATCTCATCTGCATCGCCCTTTCTATGCGGCAACGGGCGGCGCCTTAGGCCCTTTCGGCGCCGTTCGCTGGGTGCGGGATCGCCCGGGCGACGCGGCCGGTCGCGTGCGTGAGGGGTGGCACCTCCCATGCATCGCCGGCCGCGTCTGCCCCCGGGGCTCGTGGGCCAAACATGAAACCTGCGCCACAATGCAAACGGGCGGCAAGCTATTGCTCGCCGCCCGCAATCGTTTGGTCAGTGGTGCTGACTTAGTCTTTCCGTTTCCACCACCGGCCTTGCACGCCGCACTGGTGCGGGTCGGTCCTCAAGTTTGAGCACAGGCTCTTCGACCAGTGCCGGGCCACGGTCCCGTCGACCAGGCAGGTGTTCGCCTGCGCGTGCCCGCAGTAATGGGCGGTGAGCCCGGGCGTCGCTGGCGCCGTCTCAGGCCGGTGGTGCGCGCAGTCGACGCAGAGGCGCATCCGCAGCCGGGTCCGCTCCGCCTGGCGTTCCGCCCGGGTGGCGGCCCAGGTCGGCCGCCACACGTAGGCGTAAAGGTAGTAGGCGCACCCGGCCAGCGAGCCGAACACGAGCAGGTAGGCGGGCAGCTCGGCGGTCATGCCGCCTCCCACCAACGGTCGCGCGTGCCCCAGCGCAACTCTTGCGGGTCGTGCCGGTGAAGCTTGACGTGCCAGATGATGCTGTGGCGGATGCCATCGGGCCCGGCGGCCCACATGCGCTCGGCCTCCTCGACGTCACCACAGCAGGAAACGATCGCGCGCATGATCGCCGTCGACGTTTCGCGCGCCGGGCCGGTGGCGACGAATGCCTCGGCCTCGTCGCTGTCGGCGAAGAAGGTCACGCCCTCGAAATCTTTCAGCCCCTTGATCGCCATTATGCCGCCTCCTCGATGTCAGCGACCGGCTTGTAGTCGCCGACGTGCAGACACTCGGCGCGCACCTGGTCTTCGTCCACGGTGCGGAACCCGGCCGGCGCGATGTAGAGGTGATATCCGCCGTCGGTGTCGCGGATCGGCGGCACCCGCCGCCAGGCGCGCGCCGGCCGCGAGCTGTCCGCCTCGTGGTCGATGATGCCGCAGGCGATCTCCGGGGTGGAGGTGGTCACCTCCCCCCAGATGAAGCCGCTGTTGTGCTCGATGGCGATGTAGCGTTTGTTGGTCATGTTAGATTTGCCCTTTCGTTCGGTTGTCATACTTGTGCCCGTAGGCCTGATACTTTCGTTCCGCCTCCAGCCGCTTGTGCTCGGTGGCGGCCGTGCGCCAGTCGAACCCGATCGCCTCGAGCTCGGCGCGGATGTCGGTGATGAGGCGCCAGGTGATCCTGGCGCACGACCCGGTGCTCGGCCGCACCGGGGCCTCGATCGCCGCCAGGGTGGCGAGGTAGGCGAGGCGCTCGGCGTTGACCACGCCGAGCACACTCTTGCCGTTCTTGGTCTTGATCATGCCGCC